GGATGTATTGCGGAAATCTTACTGAGCTCGCACAGCGGTTAAATACGCTGAGTAAAAGCATTATCAAAGATAGCAATTATTCAGGCATAGAAATTACCATGGTGAACGGTAAAGAGATCCGCGTGTTCGATAATGATTTTGACAACCATCAGGATAAAGACTCGAACAAAAGCGCGTCGTACAGAAGCAAAAACCCGACACAAATAGTATTTACTGATCTGGTAGGCCAGCCAACCTGGGTGCAGTTCGGCACGGTTTCCATTCCCTGCGTCATGCGTAGCGATATCCAGGTGGGGGATTACATTCGGATGCCGCCGAAAATGCGTCCAATGATCCAGGCGTCTTCGTATTCTCAATTTCGCGACGATTCCGCCTTTACTGGAGACTTTCTGGTGTCGTCGGTCCGTTTAATCGGGAATAGCAGACAGCCGGACGCTAACAGCTGGGTGACGCTGCTCGAATCCCACCCAACCGGAGGGCTGGTCGCGTTATGAGTGTAAATCAAAAAATTAACTTTGGCGGAAATATGAATAATTTCGCCGAAAGGAAAATTGCCGATGCGATGCAGATGGCAGGTAAGGTACTACCGGCCTCCGTGGTAGCGCGTTCGGGCAATATGATCACCGTATCGTTTCTTTTGCGTGATATTCCCTATGTCATACCGCAAGTTACGATCCCACTATTTGGACCTCAATACGTCCGCTACCCCATGCAGCCAGGCGATCGGGGGATAGTCATTCCTGCAGATACCTATCTGGGCGGCGCTAGCGGTCTCGGCGGTGGGACAGCCGATTTGACTCCTCCTGCGAATCTTAGCTCATTGGTGTTCCTTCCCATCAGCCATACGGCGTGGGAGGCAGTCGACGGGCAGGTGCTGACGCTGTATGGGCCTGAAGGGGTAACCATCCGTGACGCTAAAAGCAACACCACATTTTTGCTCACTCCGGAAAGCATCACTATCGCCACACCTCAAAAATTCGAGGTGACGGTGGGGAGTACCGTTTTGACACTCACCGCTGGCGCCTGGTCTCTGACGGGCCAGAGCGGAATCCTGACTGACAGCTCGGCAAGCACCAGCCCGAAAATCATGCAGGAAGGCTGGGCAAAACTGGTTCAGTGGCTTAATGGGCACCAGCACACCAACGGTAACAATGGGCAGGATACCGGAGGACCAACGTCGCAATTCAACGGGAGTATTACCGAATGAGGACATACGGACGAGATAAAGACGGGAAGTGGATAACGGTCACGACTGACGAAAACGGGTTCAACGATTCAGTGTATCTCACCACGCTGGTGCAAAACCTGAAGCTGGCGCCGCAGGAGTCTCCATTCTTCGCTAATCACGGTATACCAGCTAACGGCTCAGTCATTCAGCAGATATTGCCGACCTTCTACGTTAACCGGCTACAGCAGCAGTTCAGCCCGTACTTTTCCTCTCTGCAGATTGCGCTGACAGAAACCGATCCCCCGGTGTACAGCATCTCTGCGATCACCAACTCAGGCTCTAAAATTGTCACGCAGGTATATGTATGAGCGATTTACCCGTTAGCTACACCATTTCTGGCCCAGTGCCGCAGACGACTGATGCGCTACGGCAGCAGGTCATCAATACGGCCACCGCACTATCGCCGGGGATAACCACGGATTTACCCGGTTCATTGATTGATGACATGGTGGGGACCAGCGTCGGCGCGCTGGTGGTTTGCGACCAGGCGCGCGTTGATTTGATTAATTCCTGTAGCCCGTACAGCGCCAATATTCACCTGCTGGTGCAGTTGGGAGCGATTTACGGCGTTCCGCGCGGGGATGGCACCAACACCTCCGTTTACGTTGTCTTTATGGGGGCGCCGGGGTTTCCGATCCCGAAGGGGTTTAGCGTAGGAGATGGCAATTACACCTACACGGTGCAACGTGACACGGTGATCCCTGATAGCGGCCAGACTGCTCCTGTGTATTGCCTGGCGACAACCGAAGGGACATGGGCTGTGCCTGCTGGCTCCGTGAACCAGATTAAAACCTCAGTGCCGAGTGGTTATGAGGTGACCTGCACCAACCTCACGGCGGGGCTTCCGGGTGCCGCAGAACAAAACTACGCATCATATCGTGCACAGCTCCTGCAGGCGGGGATGTACGGTGTGCAGGGAACACCAGACTGTTATCGCACCGAGTTGAAGCTGGTTTATGGGGTTCAGGAAAACCTGCTCTCATATCGACAGGCGACGTTAGGTAGATGGGTTGCGGTTGTCGGTGGTGGTGACCCCTACGAAGTGGCTTACGCCATTTATAAAGCTGTACCGGATATTTCCATTCTGACCAATGACGTTTCGAATCCGTCCGGCGCGCCGGTGGAAAAGAAAACCATCGCGATCACGGTTTATCCGGACGTGTACCAGGTGCCGTTTGTGGTTCCGTCTTCGCAGAACGCGACAATCCTGATCACCTGGAATACGGCCTCGACGACCTATATCGACCCGGACGGCATTGCAAAAGCGGTACAACAGAGCATCGCTGATTATATCAACGCTATCGCGGTGGGGCAGCCCATCAATATTTTCGAGGTTCAGGATATTTTTCTGAAATCGGCGTCTGGTCTGGTTGCGCCTTCCCTGGTATCGATGATTGATGTTCAGGTTGGCATTAACGGTGCCATCAGGTCGCCTGATGCAGGCTCAAGCCTTGTTTATGGCGATACGTACGCCTATTTCTCTACCTCAGCATCTCAAATTCAGGTTAAGCAATATGCAGGCTCTAACTGAAAAAATTATTCCCGCTTATCCTTACACGCAGTACAACGATGATCTTAGCATTACTGCTTTCTTTGATGCTTTTAACTCCATGGCTCAGTCCAACCTCGATTATCTGAATTCCCTGAATCTACCCTGCTGGACCTCGCAGACCATCACCGGAAATTTGCTAGACTGGATTGCATTGGGCATTTACGGAGAACAACGCCCTTTGCTGCAGATCTCCGAAGAGGCTGTGGCAAGAGGGGCATATAACACTATCGAATATAACGCCATAGCTTATGCGGGATTGAAAAACTATGCGCCTGGCTCTGCTTCCTACGTGCCTGATGATTACTTTAAGCGGATCCTTACCTGGAATTTTTATAAGGGTGATGGTTCCCACTTCTGTATTGACTGGCTCAAACGCCGCCTGGCGCGATTTATTCATGGCCCCAACGGCATAGACCCGCCAGTACAGAGCACATTCGATATAAGCGTGACGCCCGATAATGGCGTTTTTTCTATCTCAATTCCGGACTACGGAAACGGAGTTGGTTACTTTCTCAAGGATGCAATCGACCAGGCGCTGGTTAAGCTTCCTTTCATTTACACCTATCAGGTGAAGGTAATTGCAAAATGATTATGGGATTCGGGAATAATGTTGTGTCCTCTTTGGCTGCGGATATCACTACCAGTCAGACGACCATTCAGGTCATGCCGGGGACCGGGGCAATGTTTGCCGGTCTGTTAAGTGCTGATTATGTAAACAGCTCAAATACCCAAGAAATATACGCCAAATTAACGCTAACAGATGCCAAAGAAACGGTATTCGAAATCTGCCATCTGACCTCGGTGAGTAACGATATTCTGACGGTTGTCAGGGCGCAGGAGGGGACTACTGCAAAGGGTTGGTCTTTGAATGATGTGATCGCTAACTTTGCCACTCGAGGCTCTGAAAATGGCTTTGTACAGATAGAGCAGTTGCAGAGCGGCCATTATACCGCAGCAGTGGCCGGCGGCACGGAAAATGCCCTTACCCTGGAACTGCCCGCGACGTATTTCCTGAACGGCTCGACTGACTGGACACTACGCGCGCCGGTCATCATTTACCCTATCAAAACGAACACCGGGTCCTCGACTTTACAGCTCACCCTGGGCGGCCGCGTACTGGGGATGTTTTCACTTCGCAAGGCTAATAACGTTGAGCTTAATGCGGGTGACCTCATCAGTGGTGTGCCGTTTTGCTGTGTTCTCGACGTCACTAAAACATTTTTTACGGTAATTAACCCTGCTACTGCCGGGAACGTGAGAAACGTAAACAACAAAGGCCCGGATGCTAATGGCAATGTTCTCCTTAACGCTTCCGACGTTGGCGCGCTGACTCAGGATCAGGGTGATGCGCGCTATGTGAATTTGGCGGGAGACACGATGACCGGCAACCTCATTGCACCTTATGTTACTACCGCAGGAATTACCGCCACAAACGGCTATGTGACGATTAACGCGGTTTATTATAACAATAATCAGTATGCACGCTTTTTGGCGTACGCCGCGGATGGCACCACACAATTGGGATACATGGAATTTGACTACAATAAAAATTGTAGCTTTGCGGTCAATGGAAGAGCTTTTTCCATGGATAATCAAGGAGCATTTCACTCCCCTGGCCCTATATATGAGTCAACGAGCGTTCGCGTATATAGCCCTAATAATAAACCAACGGCAAATGACGTTGGCGCAGTTCCGACTTCTGGAGGTGCAATCACAGGGCCAATAAATGTAAGCGGTCAGATTACATCTGCAGCGGGCTATAACGTTTATGCCGGGCAAAATATTATTGCCGGTTCTGGCGGCGTGTATGAGAGTAATGTACGAGTCTATAGCCCTAATAATCCACCCCCGGTCACTACATCTGCCAGTCTTGGTTCTAGCGGTTGGTGGAAAGATCAAAGCACAGGAATGATTGTGCAGTGGGGGTCTGTAAGCAGGAGCGATACAAATACGACAGCTTATTTCCCTATTGCATTTCCGGGTGGCGCTTTAAATGTACAACTTACATTAACTAATTCAGCCGGGAATAGTTTAGATAATATTTTCGCACAAAATATAGGTCAATTTGGTTTTACGTATGTATCAAGCGCAAATGAAATTCGGGCCATGTGGCTTGCCATAGGATATTAATCAATGAATAATGAATATATTTATAGTGCTGAGAATAACGCTTTTTATGCAATATCAATGACAGAAGCTTACAAAACAGCGGGGACATGGCCGGATGATGGGATTGAAGTGAGCAAAGAAGTTTACACCGAGTTTGCAATAAATCAGCCTAAGCCCGGTAAATTTCGAAACGCCGGTAACGATGGAATGCCCTGCTGGCAGGATATTCCCCCGCCCAATCATGAAGAGCAACAGCAGCAGTCAGAGCGGCAAAAGTCAGATTTAATTAAAGTTGCAAGTAACGCTATCGCGCCGCTACAAGATGCAGTTGATTTAGAAATGGCAACGGATGATGAGAAGCTTAAACTTACAGCCTGGAAAAATTATCGCGTTTTATTAAATCGTGTAGATACCTCAACTGCACCAGATATCACCTGGCCAGCCTCCCCAACCACATCTAAGTAAACTAATG